GCGTCGTATCATGCATTGGCTCGTTCCTCGATGGGCCGGAGTTCCTCAACAACCTGCTCGATGCCGTTGGTGCGGAAGCGAATATCGATGCCGCTGGTGCTGACGGTAATCTCCTCGACGAGCAGTTGGGCGACACGCCGTTGCTCTTCGGGGAACAGTACGTCCCAGATCGGATCGATAGCCCGCAGTGCCTCGCCGACACGGTTCAACTCCACCGGGGCGCCGCGTGCGGCCTGCGCTTCCGTGTCACGGATGCTCTTGTCCAGCGACTTGAGCTCGGCACTGAGTCGCTTGAGTTCGTCGGCCATGAAGCCTTCGTCCTGGTCCGCGACGTTCAGCAGTGCCCGGATTGACTTCTGCGTCTGCTCGCGGCGCATCCGCAGCTCGTCCAGCTTGTCGAGCGTGGCGCGGTCGGGGCCGGTGTTGCCCGACCTGTTGATCTCGCGGTACGTTCTGGCAATCACGTCGGGGTGACGCAGCAGCGCCCGCAGTTGGTCGACGACCGCCGTCTCGATCTGCCCGGCGGGCAGGTTCGGTAGCGGGCACCGGCCATAGCCGTCCTTGACCTTCCTGGTGCAAGCGTAGTAGCGATATTGACGGCTCGCGTTCTTCTTAGTCCAGGTCGGCTGTACCCGGCTGCCGCAGTGACCGCAGCGGATCATGCGACGGAGGAGAATGAACCGCTTGACCTGGTGCTTGTGGGTGTAGGTCTTGTTTGCCCGCAGCTGGGCCTGGACCCGCTCGAACTGCTCTGTCGGCACGATGGCCTCGTGCTCCCCGGGATACGCCTTGCCCTTGTGGACAATCTGGCCGATGTACTTGCGGTTGGTGAGAAGGGCATACACCTTGCGCCCTGTCCATTCCTTGCCGCCGCGGGTTTTCCCGGTCTTGGTGGGATGACACTTGGTGCCGAGGCCCTCAGCATTGAGGGCGATGGCGACCTTGCGGCAGGATTCCAGCTTCTCGAAGCGGTTGAAGATGTCGCGGACGTGCTTGGCTTCCTCGCGGTTGACCACGTACTTCTTATCCACCACGTCCAGGCCGAGGATCGGACCGCCGCCGATGTACTTGCCCTGCCGGGCCGTGGCCTGCTTCTTGTCGCGGATGCGTTCGCCGATGATCTCCCGCTCGAACTGGGCGAACGACAGCAGGATGTTCAGCGTCAACCTGCCCATCGACGTCGTCGTGTTGAACTGCTGAGTCACCGAGACGAAGCTCACCTGGTGCTCGTCGAACAGGCTGATCAGCTTGGCGAAGTCCAGCAGCGAGCGGCTGAGCCGATCTACCTTGTAGACCACCACGCAGTCGATATGCCCCGCCTCGATGTCGGCGAGCAGTTCCTTCAGGGCCGGTCTGTCCAGCGTGCCGCCGGAGTAGGCCGCGTCGTCATACCGCTTGCGGATGAGTTGCCAGCCCTCATGCCGTTGGGATTCGATGTACGCTTCGGCAGACTGGCGCTGGGCGTCGAGGGAGTTGAATTCCTGCTCGAGGCCCTCCTCGTGGCTCTTGCGCGTGTAGATGGCGCAGCGGACAGTGCGTTTGGGTTGAGTCATGTCTGGGCTCCGGGGCGATTGCGTCTGATTCCGAAGAAGAGGTTGCCGCTGGTATGCTGGCCGGTGATGGCCCGGGCGGCGGCCGTCAGGCTGCGGTAGACCTTGCCGTTGTATCGATAGCCTTCCGTCTCGACGATCACCTCGTATCGTTCGCCGCGCCACTCGCGGAGCAGCCGCGTGCCCGTCGCCAGAACCGTCGTCTTGGCCTTGGACGGCTTGGCGCTCTTGACGGTCTTGCCGTCGGCGACGGCCTCCAGCTGCTTGCGGGCCTGGGGGCTCAGCCCGCCGTAGGCCAACTCCTGGATGCGGTAGGCCAGGCGGCGCATCAGGTATTGCCGCCCCAGCCTGCCCGGATCGGCGCCCATCAGGTCCGCCCACCGCTTGTGGAGCTGGGCCATCGACATGCGCTGGAGCTCGTCAATCTGTTTCAGAACCGTGTTTTCCATCATGTCACCTCGCTATCTTTCCGTGTCTCGGAAGTGGTGACACTGAGCCTCGTTCCGGAGGAAAGCTCAAGGGCGTTTTCGCGACTCGAACCACTCTTTTTCGTCACCATGCGGATCATGGCCCGGGCGAGGATCTCGGCCAGTTCGTCCAGGCGGGCGTCGGGTGAGGACGGCACCCGGCGTTCATCGCTCAGGCAGGCCATGGGTTGAACCCCCGGTCGGCGAAGGCCTTGCGGATGTGGTGGACGTTCCGGCAGATGGTGGTGTAATGCCGGCCCAGGGCCTTGGCGATCTGGAACTCGCCCAGACCGTTCATCAACTGCTCACAGACCTGCTGCTGCAGCGGCGTCAACGAGTCGACCAGCTGCCGAACCTCGCTGTCGAAGGCGATGCCGTCCGGTGCGTGCGTGTCCTCCTCGTTCTGCGTCATCTGGCCCAGCCGCTCCAGCATGGCCAAGCGGCGGGCGTTGCTCCGCGCGAGCATGCGGATGCGGTTGTCCATGAGGCGGCAAAGGATGGTCTTCTCGCTGGCGGCATGGGCCTTCTCCGGATCGAACGTGAACTGGTGAACCACGATGGCCAGCTCCTGCATCGTGTCCTGCCAAGCCTCTTGCGGCACGCGGAAGTGCATCATCCGTGCGATGGCCAGCTTGATCTGCCACTCCTCCATCCCCCCGACGTACTGCTGGTACAACTCTCGAACTCGGTTCTTTTTCATACGGGCCTCTTTGTAACCAGGGCTTCAGTCTTGCTCGGGCCGGTCCCGAAGCAACGGAAGCGATGGTCGCGGCCAGGCCGGTGCCACGTATCTAGCCGTGGATGTGAATGACGAAGATCACATGACCGTCACGTGAGCGTCACAGGACGCGTCACCGGTGCCAAAAGCGCTCATATGAGCGTCATGTGAGCGCTCATGTGATTGGCGATGGCACCGCGAAGTTTTCGGCTCCTGCGGCAATAGGCACTGCGTAAACGGGCAGCGATGACTGCACCGCACAAGGGAGTCCGAAAATGCCGCAGAACGATCAACAAGACGTGTTCATTGACCTGGGCGTGCTGGCGAGCGAACCAGCCGAGGAATATCACGCCAAGGCAGACCAGTTCCTGAGCAGCCACCAGCTCATCGACTACATGGTCTGCCCGTGGCTGTACCGCAAGAAGAAGCTCGGGCTGATCCAGGACACCGACACCCCGGCGCTCCTGGTCGGCCGGGGCGTCCACTGCCGCATCCTGGAGGGCCGGGAAGCATACGAATCCCAGTTCGCCATCGGGGGGCCCATCAACAAGACCACCGGCAAGCCCTACGGCAAGGACACCAACGCCTTCCGCGACTGGTGCAAGGCGCAGGGCAAGCCCGGCATCCACCACGACGACCTGGAGCTGATCGAGAACATGGCCAGCGGCGTGGCCATGAACGACCAGGCCGTCGACCTGCTGCTCTACGGCAGGTCCGAGGGCGTCGTCCGAACCGAATACTGCGGGACGCCCTGCCAGATCCGCCTCGACTGGACGCACCCGCACCGGGGGATCGTCGATCTCAAGAGCACCGCCGACCTGACCTGGCTGGAGAACGAGGCCCGCCGCCGTCGCTACCACAACCAGGTCGCCTTCTATCAGGCCGTTCTCGGCCAGGTCATCGGCGAGCTGGTTCCCGTCTACATCATCGCCATCGAAAAGGCCGAGCCCTTCCGCTGCGGCGTGTGGCGCGTCAGCGACAACACGCTCGCCATCGCCCGCCAGGAGAACGAGGCCGCCATCCGCCGGCTTCAGCGGGCCTGGGAGATCGACGCCTTCCCCACCGGCTACGAAGACCTCCGCATTCTCGACGTGACGTGACCTCTCCTGCGCCCGGGCGGGACGGCGTGCCGTGCGGCATGGATGCCACGGATCAACGGCCGGACTCCCTACGCCTGCCCGGGCGCTTTCGGCAGGGCCGGGCTACCTGGGCCTCATAAGCCCCGGGACGCGGGTTCGACTCCCGCACCTGCCAATCGCTGGCCAGCGACAACGTGGAACTGCACCGACAACCGCATGAACAAGGAACACCGCATGGTACTGCTTGACAAGATTCACACTGGCCGCCGCCACTCGCCCCCGCGGCTGCTGATCTACGGCACCGAGGGCATCGGCAAGTCCACCACAGCCGCGCAGGCCCCCCGGCCCATCTTCATCCCGACCGAGGACGGGCTGGACCAGATCGACTGCGCCAGCTTCCCCTTGGCCCACACCTTCGCGGACGTGGAGGCCGCCCTCCGCTCGCTCATCAACGAAGAGCACGACTTCGAGACGGTGGTCGTGGACTCGGTCGACTGGCTCGAACGCCTGGTCTGGGACGTGCTGTGCGAGCAGTACGGCGTGTCGAGTATCGAGAAGGTCGATGGCGGCTACGCCAAGGGCTACACCCATGCCCTGACGCACTGGCGGAAGGTCCTGGCCGACCTCAATACGCTCCGCACCCAGCGCGGCATGTGCGTGATCCTGCTGGCCCACGCCAAGGTGGAGAAGTTCGAGGACCCCGAGGCCAGCGCCTACGACCGCTACTCTCCCCGGCTGCACAAGCACGTGACGGCGCTGCTGACCGAGTGGGCGGACGCGGTCCTGTTCGCCACGCGGAAGATCATCACCAAGACCGAGGACGCCGGCTTCAACCGCGAGCGGACCATCGCCGCCGGCCTGGGCAAGGACGGCGGGGAACGCATCCTCCGCTGCGTCGGCAGCCCGGCCTGCGTGGCCAAGAACCGCTTCGGTCTGCCGGCCGAACTGCCCCTGTCGTGGCCCGCGCTGATGCAGGCCCTTGTTGGAAAGGGCGAGTAGCCATGGCCGACTACACCACCTTCAGCGACGGCGAGCTGGAAGAGTTCGCCAAAGAAGAGCAGCGCAAGCAAATCCTCCGGGAGGTCCAGGCCCACGCTTGCCAGCAGATCGTCCTCAAGATTCAGACTGAGCTGGCGGAAAGGGCGCTCCGCCGAAAAGGGTTCAACTACGGCGACATGGTGACCGTCCGCTTCCGGGACCGCCAGCAAGACTTCCGGTTCGAGGGCATCGACAGCCATCACTGGAGTGGCGGTCCTCGAGTTCGCCTGCGAGCTCTCACGAAGAAGGGCAAACCCTTCAAGCAGCCCGACTCCTACGGCCCTTCCATCATCCCCCTCATGACCAGAAAGGAACAGGTCCATGGCTAACCTGAATGGATTCGACGCAGCGCAAGTGGAACCGACCGCATCCTTCGAGCCGATCCCCGCGGGCAAGTACCTGGCCGCGATCACCGAGTCGGAGATGAAGCCGACCAAGAACGGTTCGGGCAGCTACCTCCAGATGACCTTCACCGTCCTGGAGGGCGAGTACAAGAACCGCGTGCTGTGGGCCCGGCTGAACCTCAACAACCCCAACGTGACGGCGGTCAAGATCGCCAGGTCGGAGCTGTCGGCCATCTGCCGCGCCGTCGGCGTCCTCCAGCCGCGGGACTCGGTCGAGTTGCACAACATCCCGCTCCTGATCACCGTCAAGGTCAAGAAGCGCGAGGACACCGGCGAACTGACCAACGAGATCAAGGGGTACGAGCCCAAGGCCGTCGCAGCCGGCCAGCCGCAGCAGGCCCCGGCCGCCAGCACCACCCCGCCGTGGAAGAGGTGAGCCATGACCTGCGAACGATGCGTTGTCTGCGGGCGCCGTCTTGTCGACCAGAACCACAGGTGCTCCCGGTCGGTGATGTCGCTCTACCGCAAGGCCGAGCGCCTGGCCGCCCTCGCCGAGGACCCCGAAGAGCCCGGAATCGAAGCCATCGCACCGAAGCTCCTCCGGAAACTCCGGAGGTACGGCCTGATCCTGGAGTTCACATGCTGACCTTGTCCCTGCCATACCCGCCGAGCATCAACCACTACTGGCGTCATGTGGGCTTCCGCACGCTGATCAGCCGGGAGGGCCGGACGTTCCGAAAGAACGTCTGCGCCCTCCTGGGCGGCGGCGGGCCTCGCAAGCCCCCGGCCGGCGGGCGAATCGCCCTGTGCATGGACGCCTTCCCGCCGGACCATCGCCGCCGGGATCTGGACAACCTCACCAAGGCCGTCCTGGACGCCCTCCAGCACGGGGGCGTCTACGAGGACGACAGCCAGATCGACCTGCTGACCGTCGGCCGGCAGTCGGTCGTGCCCGGCGGGCGAATGGACGTCCGAGTGATGGACCTGCCTCTGAGGCGGTGCCCCTTCTGCGGCGGGGAGCTGAACTGATGCAGAAGATATTCCCCACCATCCTGATCGTGCTCGATGTCTGTGCCGCGGCTGGCTACCTGCCCTGTGGCGACTGGCGGAAGGTCGTCTATTGGCTGGCGGCAGCCGCTCTGACCTACGTGGTGACCTGGTGATGCAACTGCGACCCTATCAGTCCAACGCGGTCGCCGCCGTCTACGACCACCTGCGCCGCCGAGACGACCATCCCTGTGTTGTCATCCCCACCGCGGGCGGGAAGACCCCGGTCATGGCGACCATCTGCCGCGATGCCGTGCAGCAGTGGGATGGGCGCGTGCTCATCCTGGCCCACGTGAAGGAACTGCTCGAGCAGGCGGTCGAGAAGCTGCACACGATGGCCCCCGACCTGTGGATGCAGATCGGGGTCTATTCGGCGGGGCTCAAGAGCCGGGACACCGGCAAGCCGATCACCGTCGCCGGCATCCAGAGCGTCTACAAGCGCGCCGCGGAGCTGGACCGCTTCGATCTGATCCTTCTGGATGAAGCTCACATGCTCCCGCCGGACGGCGAGGGCATGTACCGCACCTTCCTGGCTGACGCGAGGGTGGTCAACCCCAACGTCCGCCTGGTCGGCCTGACCGCCACGCCGTACCGCATGACCACCGGCACCATCTGCGGGCCTGACAACCTGCTCAATCACGTGTGCTACGAGGTCGGCGTGCGCGAGCTGATCGTGCAGGGCTACCTCTGCCCCCTCAAGACCAAGGCCGGGCGGCGGAAGGCCGATACGTCGAGCCTGCACCTCCGCGGCGGTGAGTTCATCGCGGGCGAGGTCGAGGCCCTGATGGATGACGACGCCCTGGTCCGCTCGGCCTGCGGGGAGATCTTCGAGCAGACACAGGACCGCCACTCGGTGCTGATCTTCGCCGCCGGCGTGCAGCACGCCCAGCACGTCCAGCGGGCGTTGAAGGCGATGGGCCAGGAGTGCGGGTTCGTCTGCGGCGAGACCTTGCCGTTCGAGCGTACCGAGACGCTCAGGCGGTTCCGTGAGGGCGATCTGAAGTACCTGGTCAACGTGAACGTCCTGACCACGGGCTTCGACGCGCCCAACATCGACTGCGTGGCCCTGCTCCGTCCGACCAACTCCCCCGGCCTCTACTACCAGATGGTCGGGCGGGGCTTTCGCCTGCACCCGTCCAAGGAGAACTGCCTCGTCCTGGACTTCGGCGGCAACATCCTGCGCCACGGGCCTGTGGATGCACTACAGATTAAAGATCGTGCTCAGGGCAACGGCGAAGCGCCCGCCAAGGAGTGCCCGCAGTGCCAGGCGGTGATCCACGCCGCCTACGGCGTCTGCCCCGAGTGCGGTCACGAGTTCCCGCCGCCCGAACGCGAGAAGCACGACCGCCAGGCATCCTCGGCGGGCATTCTGT